AGTTCCTGGTCAGCAACAAATGCAGATTGATACTGATATCGCGCAAGAATGAGAACAGCATTCGGAATCGTCGACTTATCCATGATGTCATATAGATTATCATAGATCTTACGGTAGATTCTTGATGGATCATCAGAACCATTCTCAGCAACCCACTTGCGCATCGCACCAAAGTTCTGCTCTCTGAGAGACGCGACAAGATCATTAAGAGAAACGTCTGACACTGAAGCCAGAATACCAGAATCAATCTTACCGCTGACGGAATAACGCTGAAGTTCATTCAGAACACGGCGATAATCTGGAAAGTATTTTTTGACTACTTCTACAAGGACTGCTTTATCAAACGGAACTTTTTCTGTGGTAAGAATTTCTGCTGCACGCTTCATAAATGCAACAGCCATCTTTGGTTTTTCTTCTTTGCGCAGTTTGAATTCGATAACAGCGCATCTTGAATGCAATGGCTCAATGATTCGGCTCTTATAGTTACAAGTCATGATGAAAGTGCAGTTATGCGCAAACTCTTCCATCGCCGCACGCATGGCTGGCTGAGTTGAGTTTGGATTTAGATAATCTGCTTCGTCGATGATAATAACTTTCTTGCCACCAGTCATTGACATGGTGCTGGCATAGTTCTTGATCTTCATTCGGAATGTGTCAATACCTGACTCATCCGAACCGTTGATCGTCAGATAGTCGCAACCAATTTCATCGCATAATGCTTTGGCAACTGTAGTCTTACCTGTTCCTGGAGTGCCGCAAAGCAAGAGATGAGGAATCTCTTTGCGGTCAACATAAGATTGAAAAGTGCTCTTGTATTCATCAGGAAGAATACAATCGGCAATAGTATGAGGACGGTATTTTTCAACCCACAACGCTTCATTCATAATATAAATTCCTCACAAAGAGAAGATGGGGTGGGGGAGGTGAACCCTCACAGCGGCAGTCTGGCGGATTGTGCTGTCAACAAGAACAGTTGCACCCCAAGTTTTTATTTAGCCACATTCTCATAGATAGTCTGAAAGTCACTCTGCTCGGCAACTTCTTCCTCATAGTTACGCTTGTGATAAACTTTCGCCAGTTTACGGCTCAACTTCTTTGGAATCTCACATTCGTCTTGCATTTTCTCAAGGATCTCTTTAATGAGATTGCGCTCTGCTTCAATGCGAGTCAGAGAGTTTGAGATTTCTTGAAGGCATCCCAGAACCTTTGCTTTATCTACTTTCATATTACTCTCCGAAAGAAGAACTTGCTGCTTCAATAGCGATGTAGTATGTAATCGGAATTGACTTATGCTTGAACTGAGCCAAACCCTTCTTTGCGATCGAAACATCATAAGAGCCATCAAGCAACTTAAAGTTTTCGACCTTCATCACAACACGGAACGTGCTGCCGCCTTCAACTGTACCAATTTCAATCTTAGACTGGTCAGCAGAATCATCCTTCACGTCAGTTGCAATAAAGAAGATTGAAGAACCATCACACTCAAAAACAAAATTCGGCGAACCAGAAATACCTGCAGAACGCTTCATCCAATCAAGATCTTCTTGAGAGATTGTAAACGAACAATCTGGTGCACCAAAAGTGATTGACTTATCAGGTGGAGTTACAATAACCTTCGGCGAGCAATACTTGATGTAATCAGACTTCTTATTTGCACTGATATTGAGTTTGTCATCATCAAACGACAAATCAGCATCCTTGTAAAGAGAAACCTTTGCCAAGAGTTTATTCAGATCGTAAAGAGCAAACTCCTTGGGGAAGTTTTCTTCTACGGTGGCTTCAACAAAGATTGTTTTCAGTGGTGAAATTGTTTTCAGAGTGTTGCCAGACTTAAATTGCAGACTCTGATTGATGCTTGAAAAGTTTTTCAAGACATGCACAGTATTTTCAGAAAGTTTCATAATTAACGACCTCATTTGCTTCAACACGATTATTATATAACGAATCAACCAACTTGTCAACCCTTACAGTCAACTCATCTAACGAACAATTATTGTCCATCACAATATCATAATGCGCACCAATCCAAGCCCACTCACTAAAGTGAACTTCTGGATAAGCATTGCGCATTATTTCTTGTTTGTTATAGGTATTGCACTCACGAGCAAGGGCATACCACTCTGGATCTTCACCACGGCGAACACGAATGACTTTACCGCCAGAATTTACAATTGCATTGATTTCATTTGGAAAACGAACATCAGCAATCACATAATTATTCAATGGTGCATTTTCACAGCGACGCATCACAGTGTGGACCCAGAGGTCAGGGTGAAATATATCCCGCCCTGCCTCTGTGCCCATTAGCTGGAGTGCTAATCTTGGTGAGAACTCACGACCGAGTTTTTCTGACCACCATTCATCTGGTTGTTCACGCCATGCTCTTGATTCAGGTGTAGCACCTTCAAGCATTTGACGATCCCAACCAAAAATGATTGAACAAGCATCTTTGAGACTATTTGCATAACTCTCTTTGAAGAAACCATGACGTTCTACCAAGAGATCTGCAACTGTGCCTTTACCTGCTCCAATAAAGCCAACCAAACCTACAATCATAACAAAGTTTCTTTATTAGAGAGAGCCAACAAAGTTTGCAACGGCTGGCATATCACCAGTGAATGCATAGGTTCCGATGTGATGCGTCTTCATCCATGGGCAGAGCCAAATCTGACCACCAAGTTTACGCCACCACTGGCAGAACATATAGTCTTCAGACAAGTAACGATCTGAGCGACCATGATCAATTACTGTATCGAAATATGCATGGATGTAGCGAGTGCCGTCAAAGTTTGCCTGACCAACGTGGTCTGGGCGATAACGCAACTCTGGATACGCTTCCTTGAACTTACCAAACACTTCGCGTTTGATAAGCATAAAGCCAGTGCCAATCTCAAGAACTTCAACAGGCTCAGCAACAGAGAACTTCTCAGTGCCAGGAACTGGATTGAAGACGAAATCACCAGCAAGTTTTTCCATATCTGATGGTTCAATGTCTGGATGACGTTTCACGCCTTCCTTCACAGCACCCCACTTAATGGACTTCTTCGGATATGGACCACCGATAATTTCCTTATCAAGCGCAAGAAGAGCAACCACGTCGCGTGGATCGTAATGAATATCTGCGTCGATAAAGAGGAGGTGAGTGAAACCTTCTGCGCGAAGGAATTCATCTACGAGATAGTTACGAGCACGAGTAATGAGAGATTCATTAAAGATAAATGAGAAACGCACTTCAATGCCGTACTGAGAACAAACTGATTGTAGGTCAAGGCAAGACTTTAGATACATGCCATGAGCCATACCACCATACATCGGTGTTGCTACGAACAGTTTAAATGAACGTAGTTTTTCTGCAGGAACTTCAAGTTGCATAATTATTCACTCCAGTTGTAAAATTTTCTAATATGATCAATAATCTTCGCCTGATCATCGAGATTTTCGTTGACCATTGTCTCTATATAGTCCATGAGTGTCAACGAACCCATGATATTCGAGATTTTTGTCTTACGAGAATTTTTGAATTTGTCATCTTGATCATCTTTACGATCAATATGACGTTGGTCTAGTGTATCATCTTTGACTTTAAGAATCAACACTCTAAAGGAATCAGGAAATGCTGCTGACAATTGATCCAGCATTTTGCCATTGAACAATCGATCGCCTTCGAAGATTACGTTCACATTCGCATTCTCATAATCTAATTCCATGAAGAACTTCTCAGCGTCTGGTTGTACAGCCATTGACAAACGATCTGTTCCCTGAAACACATTACCGTCGTTTACATATTTACCAAGAATATACAGATTTAATTTCTCTGAATACATGGCATCAAGAAGTTTCTGTGGCTTACAGATCTTCCAATCATCAGCCATCGAAATCAACTTGAACATCAGAGTGGTCTTACCAGTTGCTGGTTCACCACCCATCGCAATCACTTTTACCATAATGCCTCCAAACCTCCCTTCACTGGTTGCTCATCATCGAACATCCAGTCCATTCTTTCTATTCTACCTGTTCTTAAGAAATAAGTAAACTTTTCAGGTTTAATATTTTGGCGTTGTGCAAGAGTAAGTTCAAGTGTTTCGTTTCTTGCTTGCCATAAAACATTCCATTGTATGCCAGCCCAATCATCACCTTCTGCCTTTTCAATTTCTTCAGA